TTTAGTTCAATCTCTATCGGGCTGGTATTTTTCAAGCCAATTGTAAAAACATCATCTGGAGCTTTGCAGATAGTGTCAAAAGGTGCAGGAAGAAGCTCTGGATTAACATTTAAGCACCGTAAAAGAGGCTTCCCTTCTGGAGCAACACTGTCCTTTGAGATAATTAAAGGCAGAAAAACAGTAATTACAAACAACAAGTTTTTTTTAGCGACAATGAAATCTGGGCATACAGGTATTTGGTTAAGACAAAAAGAAGGCAAGAAATGGAAAATAAAAGAAGTAAGAGTAATAACCCCAGTTTCAATGATAACACAAATTGGTAAAAGAGACATATTTGTGATGGAAATAAACAAAAAAGTAATGAAAGAAACGCAATACGCAATTGATTATTATCTAAATAATTTATCAAAAAGCGAATGAAAACAATAGATTTTAGCAATATAATTTCAAGGCTAAAACGCACAACAGACAAGAAAGATATTGCTATTACAAGCACAGACCTTGCCACTATTTTAGGCATACAAAGAACATCATTTGCAAAACTTAAAGCAATCTACGAATTAAAACAAGACGGGTATAGTTATTATCTTTTTAACACAATCAATACGTTATTTTTAAGGCGTCAAGATGCTGTAAATGTAGTTAATCAAGTGGAAAACTACAAAACAGAACAAGAGGTAAAAAACGAGGATGAAGAGCAATTAAAAGAGGAAATGCTTGCTGTAAAGGCAAGATTGATAAAGATACAAGCAGAAAAAGCAGAATTTGATTTAGCTATAAAGAAAAAGCAGTATATTCCTACTGAAGAGGTTGTTTACCTTCTGGAGCGTCTTGCAAGTGAGATAAAGACAAGTTTGTTAAGGCTACCGAGATTATCACAACAACTGTTATTATGTGCAACGGCAGATGAAATAAAGCAAGTATTAACAAAAAACATTGACGATATATTAACAGAATTATCGGAGCTAAATGTAGATGCTATTACAAACACAGAAGAGACAGATAAATAAAATTTTCAAGTGTTTTATTCCGCCTGAAAGGCTAACAGTATCACAATGGGCGGACAAGTATAGATACCTATCTGGAGAGTTTTCAGCAGAGGCAGGCAAATGGAACACAAGCAGGGCTGAATACCAAAGGGCAATAATGGATGCTGTTTCAAATCCTGCGTATGAAAAAGTAATAGTGATGTCTTCAAGCCAAATAGGCAAAACAGAGTGTTTATTAAACATAATTGGATACTTTATACACATTGACCCTTGTCCGATGCTTTTACTATTCCCAACAAAAGACTTTGCAGAGAGTTTTTCAAAAGAAAGATTAGCACCGTTTATAAGAGACACGAAAGTTATCGGCAAATTAGTAAATGATAGTGTTATATCAGGCGAAAACTCAATGCTGTTAAAGATGTTTTATGGAGGATATTTAGCTATTATTGGTGCTAATAATCCCACAAACCTATCTTCAAGACCTGTAAGAGTTATATTAGCTGATGAGTGCGATAGATATATGAACAGTGCAGGCATAGAAGGTGACCCTATTGAGTTAGCAATAAAAAGAACAGTTACCTTCTATGACAGAAAAATAGTAATGGTTTCTACACCCACTATTGCAGGACAAAGCAGAATTGAGAAAGAGTTTAAACAAAGCAATCAAAGCCATTATTATGTGCCTTGTCATAAATGTGGTGAATACCAAACATTAGAATTTGAAAATATAATCATATCAAATCCTGACGATATAACAAACAGTGCTTATTATTCTTGTTCAAATTGTAATGAGTTATGGGATGATAGCACAAGGATAAAAGCAATAAGATTAGGTGAGTGGAGACAAGCAAATCCTGATGTAAAAAATATAGCAGGATTTCATTTAAACGAATTATACTCTTGCTGGACAAGATTGGGTGATATTTATAATAGCTATCTCAAAATGAAAAAATATCCTGAGACATTTAAAGTGTTTGTAAACACAACATTAGGATTGCCATATTCAGAGGATATAAATCCTGTTGATGTAACCTTAACAGATAGAAAAGAGTTATTTGACGCTGATACAATACCTTCTGATGTGGTTATCCTAACGGCGGGGGTAGATATACAGAAAGATAGATTTGAGATAGATGTAACAGGATGGGGGCAAGATGAAGAACAATGGAAAATAGAGTATAAAATAATCTATGCAGACCCAAACAAAGATGAAAGTTGGCAGCAGTTAGATGACTATCTTGTTAAAACTTTCACAAGGGTAGATGGATACAAACTAAAAATATCTTGTGTTTGTATAGATAGCGGGGCATTTACACATAAGGTTTATGCTTTTTGTAAGAAGAGAGAGTTTAGACGTGTGTATGCTGTCAAGGGTTCGTCATTGTCTAACAATCCGATTATATCAAGACCAACAGCACGAAATACTTACAAATGCAAGGTATTTAGCATTGGAACAGATACGGCAAAAGACACTTTGTTTGCAAGGTTAAAGATAGAGGCGGCTGGTGCTGGATATATACACTTTTCTAATAGCCTTTCTGATGAGTATTTTAACCAGTTATTAGCTGAAAAGATTGTGTATGTAAACAAAGGCGGTAAAACTGTAAAAGTATATAAAAAAGTAAGGGATAGAAACGAGGCTTTAGATTGTGCTGTATATAATTTAGCGGCATATATCTTATTATCTCCGAATATAGCTAAAATAAAAGAAAGAATAAGCCAAAATATGGCAAAAACAGATGAAAATTTAGCTATAAACAACGAAAAAAACGAAGCAGAAGACAATAATAATGACCTTTTTAGGGAGATAATAAAGCAAAGAAAAGCGTTAAAAAAGGGAGGTAAAAGTAAATTTGGCAAATGGGGGTTAGTATGAAAGTATTGAAAGTAAACGCAAAACAAATAGAAATATTAAGACAAATCAACAAAAACACTTTAAACATAATGGAAATAACACAAATAGCAGGGTGTTCAAGAAACTTTGTCTATCAGAAAATGAGAGACGGGACTTTTGAGTATATCAAAACAGGCAAGAAGAAAGGCAGAAGGGTAAAAAGAGATAGTATTTATCAGTATTTGTTAAAGTATTTGTGAAAAATGTAATTTATAAAAGCAAAAAAACTGACAAAAGGGGGTAAAATAAAATTAGTATGATAAAGTTAGAAAACTTATCTTTATATTTAGGAACAACACAAAGCTGGTATATTGAAACGTCTGAATATAAAATAACAGACGGCTGGAGTGCTGTTTTATACCTCACCAATCCCTTATACAATACAATTGCAATTAACTCTACAAATGACCTTTCTTATCCTGAAAGGCATAATTTTAGCGTTGTAGGATTAACGGCAAATGCAGGCAATTACAAGGGGTCTTATTATCTCAAAAAGAACGGTGGGGTAGATGGTGTTATTCCAGTTGGCACAGTAGACGTGGTTATATATCCTGACATTGCAACAGCGACAACACCGATTGACCTTAGAGGACACGCTAAAAAGGTGTTAGATGCATTAGAGGCTTGTATTGAAGGCAGGGCAACACAAGCTGATATTGACGTAGTTAGGGTTGTAGTTGGTAATGATGTATCATTTGAGCAAGACACAAGCAAGTTATTGGTATGGTATGAAAAATACAAGGCATATTATCAGGACGAATTAAGGGCGGAGAAGCTTGCTAAAACAGGTATGGATACAAGAAAAATTAAGGTGAGGTTTGTTTAATGCCTTCGTTTATTGATAAGATATTAGGAAAGTTTGGATATAAAAAGAAAACAAATTCTTTTAATAAAAGAGTTTATAATTCAGCACAAATAAGCAGACTAACAAATGATTGGCTAACAGAAGGCAATATAGCGACTGATGATATTTTAAAATGGCAATTAGACATTATTAGATACAGGGCAAGAGACTTGTTGAAAAACAATTTGTATATCAAAGGCTATGTAGACAGGATGAAGGCTAATGTAATAGGCGAAAATGGTTTCACATTACAAAATAAGGCTATTACAGAAAGCAAAAGGACAGCAAAACTAATTAATGATGAAGTTGAAAACATTTGGTGGGCGTGGTGCAAAAGCAAAGTTAGTATTGATGGCTTATCAAACTTCAGAGATTTTTGTGGGCAAGTGT